TAGTCGTGTGTCACACCGGAGAACTTTCGAGAGAAACAAAACGAGATGCGATGGTTCTCGCTGTTCATCACAGTAACGTACCGGATACGAAAATGTCTTGTGTCGATATGGTCCGAGTGGAACAGACTATATGGACGAGACAAGCGGGGAAGGTCAAACTACAAGGTGAAGTCATGGAACTTACTATTTTTATGCAACGGGAAAGGGACCGTCTGGAAAGGATCTTAAAAACGAGACGATCTATCTAGATATATGAACCACCAAGATTGGAATCCTGTCGTCATTCACGGAGCGAAACACAATGTTTCGCGACCCGCACAGCCACACCGTGAAGTGACGAAAGATCAAAAGTTGGATCGCGAAGAGTTGGGTACACACAAGAAGGTTTCCCTCTCGATGGCGAAGATGATCCAACAGGGACGTATTGCTAAAGGTTTCAAAACACAAAAAGATTTAGCAAACGCGGTGGGTGTGAATGTGAGTATTATTAACTCGTATGAATCGGGTAGAGCTATTCCGGATCCGACGATTCTTCAAAAGTTGCGGAGAGTTTTGGGTGTCAAACTAAAGTAATCCCTTATATGTTCCGGCGATGTAGTAGACATCTTCGAATCCAAGTTCCTCTAATTTCTCTGCCGCAAATCTGGCCCTTTGTCCAGTGTTGCAGTAGACGAGTAAACCCTTCTTGGGAAGTTCTGTGGTGGTTTTTTCGTTGATCTTGTTTACGGGGATATGAAGTGCTCTGGGGTAATGTCCCGCACGATACTCGGTAATCGTTCGAACGTCAATGACCTTCTTTATTTTCCCTTTCTTGATGAGCCTTCTAGCTTCGGAGGCGGACACGAGGTTCTGTCCCATATAAGTGTACGCGAGGGCACCAGTAAGTGCACCAGCTATGATAAGGGGTATCATTTAGTATCTGTAGAGATTTTAACTTCGACATGATCCATTTCAAAGCAACACTGGGCGTGACCATCATAAGTTCTTCGACAAGATTTACAGTAATAAAGAATAGGTACGTCCATAGTATAAATGAATAATAAAACTGCTGATGTGTCCACTCGTCTTACTCCTCTCGAGTTTGTTAAGCGTTCAATGGATAATCGTTTAGCTGCTACAGAGAAGGCACTTAAGTGTGAAAAAGTCCGATACAAGTCTGACTGCGACCCGGAGAAGTTCAAAGATTTCCTCGAAGACCGACTCACAATTTGGGCGGGAGAGAGGGATAATACCTTCTATGCGAAGAGGATGTATGAAAAGACTAAAACTTTGATTGACAATTGGAACTAACATAACTTTCTCTGTGCTTGAATCTTTCTAGCCTCATCCCACCTCCCAGATTGCTGAATAAGCAATATAGTATTTGGTTTCATCCTCGAAAGGGATTTGCCTTCCCGTAAATTCTTGAACGCGTTTTCCACTGTCTTGTTACTTATACCAACTCGGCGAACCTTGTATCGTCGAGTCTCATTTTCTGCTGCAACCACGCGTTTCTCGACTTCGATGAGCCTTTCTTGTAGAGTGGTAATGATAAGTTTTTGCTTTTTAATTTTCATATCACCACCCCGAGAACGAAGTTCATCACGTTCCTGTTCAAGAGCCTTGATTATGACCCTCTGCTTTTTGATTTTTAGATTTTTCTTCTTGACAACCTTGTCTATTTCTGGTCCAAGATCAATAATGAACTTGGATGTTTTACGGGGTCGTGAGGAAGACTTTACCATTTTACATAAATTTTTATTCGTACCTTTTAACTTAGTTGCCAAACGCGACACCACCCATACCCTTCTGGATACGAAGAATGTTGTAATTTACGGCGTACACGCGGTGAAGACCGTTACCACCAGTGGGTGAGGTTACAGTGAGCTTAGCGTTATCAATTCGGGAAAAGTTTAGTGTGCCCGTGGGCTGTGTCTTGCTTAGGTTTACACAGAAAGGCCAAGTGAAAGTGGGAAGATCCTCGAGAATATCATCTGGGAGATCTGTACTGTGCATCTCGGGTACAACTGTGTGATGATACACCGCGGAAGTATCCTCGAACAGGGCTACACCATTAATGTAAAGGGAAGACTTACCGAATGTGTATTCAGTGTCCCAGTCATCTCCAGCCGCCTTACCGGATACGAGGTGAAGGGACTTGACTGGATGGTTGAAATAGCTGAGATCGAACTCAGTATCACCACTGTTAGCTAACTGATGTTGAGTCTGTGTGATGAGAATCTCATGTTCGTTATCGACGAAAAAGGAACGCTCATCGGTATCCAGGTAAATGTAGTTACCCCAAACCTGGGGGCTACCGGCTGGTGTGTAACCGTCACGGCACTTGATGCGAATCTCCACATCGTGATATTGGAGGGCCACCAATGGAAGACACTTGGTCCAGTCTTCACCGAAGAAGAATGGAATCATGTAGTGATCACCGCCGTGGTTCGCCTTCTTGTTATTGGTTGTGACGGCACACGAAGCCTTCGCCGCAGAATCACGGAGAAGGGGGTTGTGTACACCTTGGATGAAAAGGGAGTCGAGTTGAGACACCTTCTGACCACCGATCCACAGGCTGAATTCAGTAGGACCCGCCGCATCCGCGGAGAACAGGCCGTTAGAGTTGGTTTGGATATTGGCGATGTTAGTATCCTCGATCCAGATGTAACTCATGAGGTCACCCTTCGAACGGATAGGAATGGTAATCTCGTTATTGGCACCGAAGGTACCGATGTAATCCATACGCTCGGGCTTCATTGCGAAGTTAGTATGGCGTTTATAGTTTTGTCTAAAAAACGAAACCTCGGGATTTCCAGTGATGAATACATCCTGGGCACCTACAGACACAAGCTCTATTAAAGCGGCTGACATTTATTAATAAACGATATTAAAATTTTCGCTCAAGATATACATAAGCGATGGTGATTTTTCAAGCGTTGACTTGGGAAGCCAGAGATGTTGATGATGAACATTTAGTGAGTATATTTGGGAAAACTCAGGAAGGTAAATCAGTTTGTGTTACTACTGCATTTACCCCGTACTTTTTCGTTAAGTTTCCCAAAGGTGCTACACAAAAGACGGCGCAGGAAATATTCGACGTCCTAAATAGAAAATGTCCTGAATGTCTCGTATCATATTCAATCATGAAAGCTAAAGATGTTTGGGGGTTTCAGAATAGTGAAGAGTTTGCGTACATGAAAATCGATTTCGTAAATCTAGCTATGAGACGACGAGTTGATTACTTTCTAAAAAACACATTGAGCATTTCATCTGGGATGGTAAAATTGAAAGTGTATGAATCAAACCTAGATCCCGTACTTCGCCTGATGCATAGAACCGGTATCCAATCTACTGGCTGGCTCGACACGGGTGATCAGTGCATTCGTTCACATCTCGCGAATGTAGATATCGATTTATTTTGCAATAAGTGGAATACACTCAAACCCGTCGAGCGAGATGACATCGCCCCATTCGTAGTTGCATCATTTGATATTGAGTGTAACAGTTCCACTGGTAAATTCCCTGATCCAACCATCATGGGTGACGCATGTTTTCAGATTGCAGTTTCACTTTGTAAATTTGGTGAAGATGAACCGTATGAGAAGGTTTGTCTATGCTACAAAAAAACCGAAGGTGACGATGTTGTGAGTTTTGATACAGAGAAGGAAATGCTCGAAGCTTTTCAAAAATACATGCAAAAAAAGGATATTGATATCATCACGGGATGGAACGTCTTCGGTTTCGATTTCAACTATATTCACACACGCGCACATTTACTGGGATGTAACCCCAACTTTTTCAGGCTTGGGAAATTGAAGGATCAGATTTGCGAGATTTCAATTAAAAAATTGAGTTCGAGTGCTTTGGGTGATAATACATTGAAACTTCTTCCAATGTCCGGTCGGTTTGTTTTCGATTTATTCCATGAAGTGAAGAAGGGATATAAACTTGATTCGTACAGTCTAAATAACGTATCTAAATTGTACCTTGGGGATCAAAAGATTGACATGCCACCAAAAGAAATGTTTGCTCGATTTATAGAAGAAGATCCAAAAAAGCTTGGTGAAGTCGCAGACTATTGTATTAAGGATACTTTACTTCCGCATAAACTCATGAAGAAGATGTGTATTCTTTTGAACTTGTTAGAGATGGCTAAGGCGACGTGGGTACCTCTATGTTTCCTCGTAGAGCGTGGGCAACAGATTAAGGTTTTTAGTCAGTTGACTAAAAAGGCTCGAGAACTAGGATTTATGGTGCCAACGATTAGATGGGGTGCTATACCCGAAGAACCCTACGAAGGTGCAACTGTACTTGACGCTCAAAAAGGAGCCTATTATACACCCATCACAGCCCTAGATTTTGAAGCGCTGTATCCGAGTATCATGATGGCCCATAATCTCTGTTACTCTTCCTATGTTATGAATGAGAAGGACTATGGGAATATTCCTGGTGTTACATACGAGACGTTTAACATTGGTAACAGAACCTATAAATTCGCACAAGACGTCCCCAGTCTTTTACCAGCCATTCTATTGGAGCTTAAACAGTTTCGTAAAAAGGCAAAGAGAGATATGGCTGCCGCAACTGGCGCGATGAAAGAAGTCTATAACGGTAAGCAGTTGGCATACAAAATTAGTATGAACTCAGTGTATGGATTTACTGGTGCGGGTAAAGGTATTCTTCCATGTGTCCCGATTGCGTCTACCACGACATGTAGAGGCCGTGAGATGATCGAAGAGACAAAGACGTATGTTGAAAAGAACTTTCCGGGTGCGAAGGTACGGTATGGTGACACGGATTCTGTGATGGTTGAGTTTGATGTGGGTGACAGGACAGGTGAAGAAGCTGTAAAATACAGCTGGGAGATTGGTGAAAGGGCGGCGACAGAATGTAGCGCCCTCTTCAAAAAGCCCAATAACCTAGAACTCGAGAAGGTCTACTGGCCATATTTCTTGTACTCGAAGAAGAGGTACGCCGCGAAACTTTGGACACAGGGTAAGGATGGAAATATGCATATGGATTACATAGATATTAAGGGTCTTCAGGTTGTTCGCCGAGATAATACACCCCATGTTCGAGAGGTTTGCAAGGAGCTTTTAGATGTAGTTCTCACCTCGAGTGACCCTGGTCCACCACTCGAACTCGCGAGAGAACGCGCCATAGAACTCTTATCTGGCGACATACACAATGATAAGCTGATCTTGAGTCAATCTCTTTCGGATTCGTATAAGGTGAAGGGGCAAAATGTCTCAATAACGAGCCCCGATAGTATATACATCAATCAAGCACATGTTCAAGTTGTCAATAAGATGCGTGATAGGAAACCTGGCTCGGAGCCACAATCGGGTGACCGGGTCCCATATCTACTCACAAAAACGGGTGATCCAAAGGCTCGTGCATTTGAAAAATCTGAAGATCCGAAATACGTCGAAGAAAATAATGTACCGGTAGATTATCACTACTACTTTGTCAATAAATTCCTGAATCCTGTGTGTGATTTACTCGATCCGTTATTTACAAACACAAAGGAGGAAATATTCGGTGAAATTATTACTCAACACGCACCACCTAAGAAGAAAAGGGAACCTGGGTTTAGTGGTATGAAAAAAGAACAACTCGTGGAAGAGTGTAAAAAGAGAAACTTGGACACGACAGGAAAAATAACCGATTTGAAATTGAGGTTAAAAAACGACACAGAAAAACAAAATTCGGTTGAAGAGTTATTTAAAAAATACGATCAAGATAGAAGTAAGCAATGAGTTCCTATGATAAACTTATCACGGTGTTTGATGAAGAATTGAAAACGCGAGCCAATGAAATCATAAGTGATTATGCCGAAATCATTTCAAAGAAACATGGTATACCTCTCGATCTATTATTGAGAGACGTACCCGAAAATTATACTGGATCCGTGTGTAAAGGAACAAAGTCAAATGGCCATCGTTGTACACATAAGGGTCTTCACAATGGATATTGTGGCAAACATATATCACAGGGTACTAAAATTAAGCACAGGGATCTTACGAGTATAAATACACATACACATGGGAGTGATAAACTTTTCGTTCCTGATTGTCCGGCATGTATTCGCCCAAATGTATTTAGAGATATAAATACAATGTTTAATAATGAGTAAAACCGATATTCTACTAACATCAATTAACAACTTTTATAACGAAGAGAAGAATAGAACTAAACTTTTAAACATTTTAGACAAAACATCTGGAATTTCACTGAGAAATTTGGAATGGTTCATCACGAACTATGCCAAGAAAAATAACACAACATACACAACAACTGATGGAAAGCTGTTCACTGTTCACTGCGCATATAAGTCGAGTCTGGATGGGTACAGTAAGAAACTATTCGATCCATTTTGTAGGTCTACGAAGTTTCCTTATATTGTTCCGGGAACAGGTCATGAAATTCAAACAACATTAGCGCAATTGAATTTCATCAAATGGTGTATCAAGAACAACATCATTGATTATATTAGCAGTCATAAGACTTCATTGTTTAATAAGAAATTGACATAGACCCGTTTTCAAATTTGAAAGTTAGATAGCCAGTGTAATACATTTGAAGTGTATATGTTTCTTTTGTGATATCTATTTTCGTTTTATCCAATTTAACCTCAAACACCGTTTTATCTGATTCGATAGTACTAAAATCCAAGTTTCCCGAAGGTTCCACGTTTACTGGATTCATCGCGAAACTATACGTGTATATATTTCTGATTGGTCGCGCCAATCTATTTCTGTGGGGTACCAGATATTTGAAGTAGTTGTGATTTGTATTTGAGATGTTGGGAAGTTTATTTCCGTATATGAAAAACTGTGCACTCTCTAATACGGGGTTGAAGAATGTAGTATTTTCATCAAAGTTATCACTCGATGAAAAGTTAAATCGATTATGCATAAAGAACTTTTCTTCTTCACTCGTTTGAAGAGCGTACACATGTGCGTACCCTCTCGTATCACCTGTAGTTACATCTGGACCCACACCCACCCGTAAACCGTTTGTCGATAAAGATACTGAATGCCCAAACTTATCACCTGTGATAGTTCCTATGATTGTCTCACCCAGTTTTGTCCATACACTATTTTCATACACATACACCTTGGCATCACCCTTTCCATTTCCGGGCGATCCCGCGGCTACACGAGACCCGTCACCCGAGAATGAAACTGAAGTACCAAATTTATCACCAACTGCGGTACCATTGATATCTGAACCCATTTGACTCCAGTCACTGGAACTGTAATTATAGATTCTAATGTATCCGGTACCACTGGTATTCTCCGGTCCTCCGGCGACTACTCTTGAAGCGTCATCTGGTATCGATACAGATGTCCCGAATGCATCGCCCGTCGCTTTACCACTTATTTCTGAACCGTCGAGAGCCCAAGCTGTCCCACTGTCGTACTCATATACTCGCACCTTTCCTTGATCATTACCTGGAATACCTATGGCCACTATGGGTCCAGATGCCACTGTATTCTTCATAGAAACGGACGTACCCAACTTGTACGAAGCTCCCCCACCAACGATATCAGCTCCAACCTTTATCCATCCAGAATCATATTTATACACATTGACAAGGCCAGAATCTGCCGCAGTAGTATCATCAAATGGTGCACCCACGGCTACATAGATACCATCATTAGAAAGGGAGACTGAGTATCCGTACCGCATACCAACTGTCGCCCCGACAATATTTGTACCCACCTTTGACCACCCAGAACCTGTGCTATAATCGTATATTTCAACGTGACCCTTATCAGATGCACTGTGTGGGCAACCGATAGCTACCCGAGATCCATCGTTGGAAAGAGATACAGAGAATCCAAGTTGATCTAAATCTGTAGTACCCACAATATCAGATCCCAATTGTACCCAAGCTTTTGTGGTTGCGTTATACTCATAAATCTTTACATGACCCCTGTTAGCTGTGGGAACTTCCGTGGACCCGTCGTTAAGAGAGCCACCTATAGCCACACGAGTTCCATTCCCAGAAATGGATACCGCTCTACCAAATTTATCTTCACCCGCGGTACCATCTATGATACTACCCAAAATAAGGGGTTCGTCACCCACACTTCTCACAGCATTTTCAAACTTTGTATTCCTTAAGAACCAATGTAAACATTTCACCGGGATGTTTGGTACGAGGTTATTTTTGATAATGTCTTTATTGAGTTCACTCACGCTGGTTGGGTGTTTCTTCACAACATCATTGATCATGGTTAATGGACGAGAAGCAAAATACTGTCGCTCTTGACCACTTAATGTAATTTCTTCCGTCACTAAATTAAATGATTGCAGTTCAAGTGTATCAGTTGTATTTGTATAGAATTCTTGGTTATAAAACTCGAGTTCAAAGGTAATCTTTTGTTTATGAATAGCACAAATTGGGAAGTATGGTCGATTCGGTTTATTTGTAGAGTGTTCATCACTCGCATATTTTCGAGAGAAGAAGAAATGTAGAGGTATGACTAGATCTGCACTTTGACGAGCGAAAATACTATTACCGACCGATTTATCAAAACCGAGGTTTCTATTAACAAGTGCTCTATTTGCTACCTTTTCAGACATTTCTAAATAAAGATCATCGTAAATGATACCCCAATCATCATGTAATTTTTCAACTTCTATTTCATCTACAAACATAGTGACACTCTTGAGAATATGTCTTCCTAATTGATCTGCATAGTTACCATCTGTGATACCGGGCATAGTGATACTCAACCACATATTACTTAAAAGGTCTCCCATGTTTGTTGGGTTGAATTCAACCTTTAGTGTTTGACCAAATGGCCATTTGGGTACCTGTCCAGGATTGACCACGTTCCGACTTCTGTGATACTTTCTAAACTCTGAATGTCTCAAGAGTTCTTTATAATTAAAGAACGAATCATCTGGGTCTTTGGAAAGAAGATACGTATCCTGCTTTCCAATAGCCTTGAGAGAAATCTTTGCAGCTTCACCCATACTTACCTATTGTCTATATATTTTTAATATCATTCTTCCACATAGTTGATGGGGTTGTCGAGGTTAGTGTCTTGAGTTCCAATTTCGCCTGTTCGGATTCTTTGAGAAGTTCACAAACACTCTCATCTGTGTATTGAACAGTCCTAATGTTCAGTAGATAATCATAACTTCCACTAATGAGTGGGAATGTCTGTGAAAGTTGTTCTTCCAGTTCCTTCTTTTTACGACGGAACACTACAATGTTACCGTTTATGACCATAGACACAAAGCGGGACTTGTAATCACACATCTTAGATTTAGCCTCAAGAACCTTGATCAGATACTCTTTCCTCTTATCGTAGTATTCGCGACGAAGGGTGATAAAGTCCATTAAGATCTCCTCGGGTGTCTCATATTTGTGAATACCCTTTGTGGGGTGGAACAAGTGCATGTTCGAGGTTCGGAAAGTCTTTTGAAGTTTGAGATCCTTAACGGCATCTGAACCATTGTAGTCTTGGATGAGAAAATCCACATTCTCAGTTGTACTGTTATTTGTGAAACCACTGATGATTTTCTTTTCAACGAGGGTATCGAGGTGTTCCTTGTAATCTTGGGTCCAGCGTCCCGGGGGGAGTTCAGTCACCTTAACCGTCCTCCCGATACTGGTCCATACACCTTGGGTCACCCACGAATCGTCATCTTGTTCCATGACTTTACCCTTGAAACCCCTGAACCAAGGTTTCATTTTTTGAATTTCTTTTCCATTCAATACATTCATGATATTGTCACGAATGTCCTTGGGGTTAAATGGGGGTACGTAGCAGCTGAATCCGGTACCGATACCCTCACTTCCATTGACCAAGATCATAGGCAAAGTGGGCATGTAAAAGTCTGGTTCAATAGACCGTCCATCATCATCCAAATAATTAAGAATCGCATCATCCTTGGGGTCGAAAAGCTTACGAGCCTCGGTTGTCAGTCGTGTGAAGATATATCTCGTCTGGCTAGCATCTTTCCCACCCATAAGCCGTGTTCCAAATTGACCACACGGTTCGAGGAGATTGATGTTGTTAGATCCTGTGTAGTCATTAGCTAACTTCACAATTGTATCAGCGAGAGATACTTCACCGTGGTGATAGGCACTCTTCTCAGCTACAAATGCAGCCAATTGTGCCACCTTCATCTCAGCAGTCAAATTTTTTTGAAAACATGAATACATAACCTTTCGTTGGGACGGTTTGAGTCCATCACAAACGTGTGCGATCGAACGCTTGAGATCTGCGAGACTGAAATTTACCAGGTCCTTGTGAACAAAGTCGGTGATGTTCAGCTGTTTCACATTACCATAAGGAACCTCTAGTTCTTTGGGGTCTTTTGCAGTGCTTTCAAGAAGCCACGTCTTTCGATCATCAGCCTTTTTCTTGTCAAAGGCCAAAGTAATAGATTTATCAGACATCACATCTGTATCAAACTTGACTGTGAGATCTTCAATTTGCTTGAAATACTCACGCGCCTCCTTCGAAGTTGAGGTACCGAGACCCTTGTAATACTTGATGCGCCACCCGGGTTGTCCATTTCCATACCAGGTCCTGAATTTAGAATCCGTATAGAATGACTTGGTTTGATTACCCCTAGAAGCCTTGATAATCGGGGTGACCATCGATACGACGAATCCCAGCTTGAGGAGACTGGGCCAAAAATAGTCAATCATGTTGAGAATTAGACCCTTGATATGTGAACCGTCATTATCCGCGTCTGTCATGATCATGAGACGACCATAGCGAAGCTCGGATACATCCTTGTACTCCTTACCTTGTTGGAGACCAAGGATCTTCTTGAGATCATTGAATTCCTGGTTCCCGGTAAGCTGTGCCACAGAGGCATCGCGTACATTCTTACATTTACCCCGAAGTGGGAAAACGCCGTAATGATCTCTTCCCACCACAGATAGTCCTGCGACGGCCAGAGTCTTTGCTGAGTCACCCTCTGTGACGATAAGGGTGCACTTTTTGGATTGAGCTGTTCCAGCTTTGTTTGCATCATCCAATTTAGGGATGCCAGTAATCTTAGACTTTCGTGCACCACCATCAGTCTTGGCAAGTTCTTTCATCTCCTTAAATTTTGAGAGAGCTGTAAGCTCATCGGAAATACCCGTTTTCAGGACATTTTTAACGAATGTTTTAGGCATCTCAAACTTGGAACCAAAATCCTGAGCTTTTAGGGTACACTCAGACTTTACCTGACTCGAGAATGAAGGATTCTCAAGGGTGGCCTTCACAAAGATAGTAAAGGTGTTCTTAACCTGTTGAGGTTTAAGTTTGATCTTCTTGGCCATCTCCTCGATGACACCGGATGCAACCAGGGATGCCACGTGGTCTACATGGGTTCCACCTTTCGTGGTACAGATACCATTAACGAAAGATACTTGTTCCATACCAGTCTCAGAGGGACCGATACACACGGACCAACGATCTCCTGTGACAGATGTGACATTCTCGACACCACTGTGCATCTTGGCATACATTTCAAAACTTTGTTTGGGGAGAACATCTCCGTTGAACTTGACCTTACAATTTGCTGTGGTACAAATGTTGGCATCCCAGACTCGTTTCTGAAAAATCTTGTAGATCGTAAAGTCCATCTTTGTCATCCCAAACCTTTTCCAGTCCGGTACGAATGTAATAGAAACAGATGAAGTCGATCCAGAATGTTTTTTTATTTTTGGTGGTTCACAGACAGTCATATTGTCGGACCATTTTTGTGTGTACATTTGCTTAGTCTCATGGTCTTTGATGATTATGGAAAACTGAGATGAGTAAATATTCGTCAGCTTAGCACCATAACCATTACGTCCACCCACAACACGCTTCTTGGAGTCGTCATAGTTGGTACTCGTGAGGAGATGTCCAAATGTAAGTTCTGGGTTCCATAGACCCTCCTTTTCATGCATACGAACACCAACACCACCAATTGGGCCATTGTTCTGAACAGTCACCGAACCACTGACTTTATCAACATCGATGGAGATGGATGTCACATGCTTAGGGTGCATTGAGTTGCGATCAATCGCATTGACGAGAATTTCATCAAAGATTTTCAAGAGAGCTGGGGAATATTTCAAGTTTGTCTTTTCAAACTTTTCATCATTGAGAGTCCAATAGGGTTCGACATTTAAGTCAACTGGACCGACATACGAGTCAGGTCTCTTGAGAATGTGTTCTATATGGGTGAGCTTTTGAACGCTTTCCATGATTACTTAAATTTATTACAAGTCTAATCTCTAACTTAAGTTTTCCTTTACATAAATGACCACCTCCAATAATGCATCCTATCTAACGTTTAGAAACAATTTTTACCACCTTTTCTACAATTTTCAAAGCAGATAATAAAAATAGTATCTTCTTGGTGATTGGTATCCGCATTTCAGTTGGGTGTGGTATAGAAGGTCTTCGCATTTTTTTATGTATTCGACGTAAAGCGTCACATGTCTCTATATATTTACCCTCTGACATCTGGTCTTTCACCTCATCGATAGTGTTCATCACTATGAATAGATCTTTATCTACTGCCATAAAGTAAGGTGATAATTTTTCTTTAGATACCTTAAGAGATGTACTTCTATTTCATCATCGCCATATTCATTCTCATTTTGTTTGTGCAAAATAAGTCCAGAGGAATAAAGAACACCGTAAAACATCTCATTAAGCAGTCGGCAAAGTACGCTACTACAGCTCAGCAAGATACAACCCCAGCCATTTCTATGCGAAACGCGAACTACGCGAGTGCGTATCTTCACGCAGCTAAAGATATTGCGAGTGACTCTCAGATTCATAACAGCACTGGTATCGACGTCAGAAAGTTTAAAGAGCATATAACTAATGTACAAGATATGGTTACAAAGAAGACGATTGATTCGTGTCCAGAATTTTCGGGACAAGTTGATATCTATTTGTCTGAAATAGCTACCTAAGTGAGTATAAAATATAAGAAAAGTAAGAACTAAAAATGCAAGTTATTCACGACACCGTGTGGGATAAGTGCCTGGCCGATGCGGTCAAAATGTTTCGTCTTGATGAACCAGACGATAAGTGCCATCGTCTAGCTGATGCGACCTGGAATATGAAGAGGAGATATCAGGAACATGCCAATAAGCGTCAAGATCGGCAAGTAATCATGATTGATAAAAACCCAGAGATTGTATCTGAGCAACGTGCGTCGAGTAAGAAGTTATGTGCGGCGTTGACGATGAAGGGTAAACCATGTGGGTTCAAAGCTTCGTGTGGGAATTTCTGTAAAAAACACCAAGCTAAGCCCTTGAAATTGGGTGCTAAAATTGATATGAAGAAAATTAAAATCAATGACTAATGTAAAGATGATGTTAGACGAAGACACACTTAGACCTGTTATAATAGCAATGACACTTTACATCAGTATAGTCGTTCTCGTCCCCCGCATACTTAAGAAGCCTACGGGTATACGATTTGTTGATGACCTCGTTCTCACTCTACTCGCACAAAAGGATTCAGC